GGATTACATAAAAGATAAGGTTCTTGATAGTTTAAAAAATAGTTAACTTTTGTAATATTATTACTCATTTATATATATTATTATAGATTATAAAATTTATAATAATTTATTTTAATTCTCCTAAAATAAAAAATGTATTTTCATTTATTTTTTTAGTTCTATATGAATCTTCTTTAAATTTAGAACTCGGCAGTTGCCTAAACCTCCAATAATTAATCGTTTGCCCTGCTTTATATTCTGTAACTTTTTTATTTAAATATAATGGTTGTTTATTTAATGATACAACTATTTGTTCCGCTTTTTCAAGTGGTATTTTTTTATTTATTACTACACTTTGAATTGTTAACATATATATATTATTATAGATTTTTTAAAATATAATATCTAAATTAATATATATATATATGACAAGGTCCGAAGCATTAAAAAAGGCACAAAAAAAGTATTTATTAAAAATAAAAGAAGAAAATAGCGAAGTGTATAAAAACATGATGAAAAAACAATTAATATATCAAAAACAATATATTAAAAAATTAAGAGATAATGAAGAAAAATTTACTAATTATAAAAAGGGTAGAGCAGAATATGCGAAAGAATTCTATAATAATAATAAACAGAATATATTAGATAAAAGAGCAAAAATTAGAGAGAAAAAAAAAGATGAAGATTTAATTAAATTATTACAAAAACAAATAAATTAAAAGACATAAAGAGACTTTGACCATTATTATTAATGGTCAATTATAAAAATGGTAAAATATATAAATTAGTTAATGACGAATTAAATTTAACTTATTACGGTTCAAGTTGTAATGAATTAAGGAAAAGATTATGTCAGCATAAAGCTAAATCTAATAGATGTAAAAGTAAAATAATGTTTGAAAGCGGTGAAGTTAAAATTTATTTAGTTGAAAAATTCCCATGTAATGATAGAATAGAACTAAACCAAAGAGAACGATTCTATATAGAAAATAATGAATGTATTAATTGTCAAATACCAAATAGAACATATAAAGAATACAAAGAGGATAATAAAGATAAATATAAAGAAATAAATAAAAAATATCATAAAGAAAATAAAGAAGAACACAATAATAAATCACATGAATATTATAAAACTAATAAAAATATAATGTTAGAATTATCTAAAAAACATTATCAATATAATAAAGAATATTATAAAGAATATAATAAACAATATTATGAAAAACATAAAGATGAAATTAATAAAAAAAAAAGAGAATTACGGAAATTAAAAAAAAAATAATATAATAAATTATTTCTAATATATTATAATATATATGGTAAAATTAATTCGCCTCAAAAGCCAACAGGACAAATTATTATTTAATAATAATATACAATCTGACCTAATTATTAAACCAAACTCAAAAATCGCATTACAGAATGTATCTTTTGAAAAATCCGTTGATGAAATTATCATTAATGAATCAAATGATAAAATAACTTTTGAAAATGATTCTTTCACAGTAGATATTGAATTATCACATAATACATATACAACAACTAATTTTTCATCTTTTTTAAATGATATGGAATTAAAATTAAATTCATCTTTAGCATTAAATGAATGGAATTTAGGAAAACAAATTAATGTCAATATATCGAATAGTAATTTTATGACAATAAATACAGATACAGGTCTTCAAATCGCCCCCGTTACTAATTCTGGATTTAATAAAATTGGAGTTATTGCCACAGGAGGGGGTGATATAAAAAAATCAAGCACAGCATCAGAAGGAACACCAGATGCTAGCATTGGGACGAATACATTAGAAAGTTTTAGAGGATATGACGGATGTGGAATTTTTAGAACTGAAATCGTGACATTACCTGCTAGTGCGACCGCAAAAGGTTTTTATATTGGACTTTCTAAAAAACAACAACAGGATTTTGGCGGAACTTTTCCATTAGCTGATATGGAATTTGCGATTTATTGTGAAAATACATCGGTTAATTATCAAACCGTAAATAATGGGGGTGCTGTTACAACACATCCAACAATATCACCAAATTCATCAGGAACTGATAATGATTTTATGGAAATAGGAAGTCATGGGGGTAAAATTCATTTAACTGTTTATAATACCGCAAATCCTGATGGAGTTGATTTAGTAACAGCAGTAGATTATAGTGGTGAGGAATTATATCCTATTATTGCTTTTTTTGACAGTGTTGGTACATTTGCTGGTAATGTTTCATATACTCCATACCCTGATGCTGACGATAAATTAATTCATGTTCCTTCTTCTTTGGTCGGTGCTACTAATCCAGTTAATCAAAATAAAGACTCACGAATAATATCATTATTTTTTGAAAGTCTAAGTTTAGCAAAACAATTAGGATTTGAGGATAGTTTTATTTCTGACCTTGCCTTTAATTTGAACTGGAAAGCAATAAGAACGGTTAGATTTTTTGACGAAACTGAATGTTATTTAGTAGAAGCATTAAATTTAAATTTTGATTCTTATGATGGAAGTAAAGGTCAAGAAAAAAGAAGGAATTTATTAGCAGTTATTCAAAATATAAGGGATAGGGATCAAGCCGATGTTTTATATGATTCTAATTCATTAACATTTATTAATTTAAATAATCCACAACCATTACCATTAAGAAATTTACAATTTAGAATAATTAATTCAGATGAAGGCGAGGTATCAGTAGATGGCTTTTCAAATATGACATTATTATTAGATTAATAAATAAATAAATAAATAATATTATAAAATTGTTTGAGTATTTAAAATATTTATAAATATTTTAAATTCTTTCAAACAAAAATGAAAAAACAAAGTTTTTTAAAAATTATTTTCTATAATATTATATATATAATGAGTGATATTTTTGATATTCCTGATAGTGAAAAACCAAAAAAACAAAAAAGACAAATGACCCCTGAAGCAAAAGAAAAACTACTTGAACGATTAAGAGCAGGCAGAGAACGAGCAAAAGCAAAAAGAGCAGAAGCGAAAAAAAGCATGAAACCAGTCGTAGAAGAACCAGTTACAGAGGTTACAGATACAGAAGTCGAGCCTGTATCAGATTATAAAAGTTCAGTTGAAGAAGAACCTAATAATAATTTAGATAATGAGGATGTTCGAGTTTTAGCATCTGAAATTGAAGAATTAGAAGCAAAAGTAAATGGTTATAAAAAAAAAGAAAAAAAAGTTAAAGTTGGAAATATTGTTTCTAATTATACAAAAAAAAGAAATGATCGCATTGATTCTTTAGTTGAACAAAAGGTAGCGGAACGAATGGCGAAATATAATAAACCAACTCAAGCTCAAGCACCAACACCAACACCAACACCAACACCAACACGAACACCTACACCCGCACCATTACCAGTTAAAAAACCTTCTAAATTTGAAGGTAAAATAAAGCCATTATGGGCACGAAATATCGGATTTAATGTTTAAAGAAAAAAATATTATATATTATAGAAATGAATAAGACAGGATATATTTATAGTTTAACTTGTAGTAATCCAAATTTAATTTATTATGGGTCAACTACACAACCATTAAATGAAAGGTTAAGTCATCATAAAACTGATTTTAAAATTAATAAAAGTGTAAGTTCTAAAATATTATTTGAATGGGGTGATGTTAAAATTAATATGCTTGAAGAAATAGAATATGAAGATAAAAAAGAATTATTAGATAGAGAAGCATATTATATAACAAATTTAGAATGTGTCAATAAAGACATACCAGGTAGAACAAGGAAACAATGGAAGAAGGATAATAAAGATAAAGTAAAACTATATAATGAAAAAAGAAAAGATAAAACTAAAAAATGGAGAAATGATAATGAAAATATTTTAAAAGAAAAGAAGAGAGAAAATTATATTAAAAATAAAGATAGAATTATTAAAAATCAAAAAAAAAATGATGAAAAAAGAAAAGAAGAAATTAAAAAATATAGAAGTGTTAAAATTATATGTGATTGTGGCGGTGAATTTGTAAAAATTCAACATAATAGACATAAAAAAAGTCAAAAACATAAAGTTTATGAGTTTTTAAAAGAAATAGAAGATAGTAATATTATTTTATAATTTTTCCTTTACATTCATTTTTATTATTTTTACATATACAAATATTATCAAAATTTGAATCCTGGTAGATAGTCGAATTACTAAAATTAACTATAAATGTTGAAAATTTTTTATCTGTAATATTTTTAAATAACTCCATGAATTTTTTTTTAGAATCCATAAAGTTCACATCTGCTTCTATCAATTCTATTTGTTTATTAGAACATTTATTAAGGACCATTCCTGAGCAGTTCTCCCTTGCTGTCGTATTTAATTGACTATATTTTTGAGCAGTTACCAATGTACTAATTAAATATTTTCTACCATTACACATTAAGCGATCAAGTGCCGATTCCTTTTTACTTGTTTTCATTTTATTTGTATACGATAAATCGTCGAATAAAATAAGTGTATGTTCTACTTTTTCTTTCATTGCTAGTGCTTGATTATAATTATCAACTAACATATCATAAACAATATTAATTTCTTCATCATTATATCTATCAAATAAATTTTCTTCTGGAATCTCTAATTCTTTTATTATTGTTTCTATTTTTTTATCTCCATAAAGAGAACCACTAAAAATATATATATTCTCTGGTTTAAAATCATCACGATACATATCATGTCTTAATAATAAATTTCCTAAAAATGAGGACTTGCCATTTCCCGATTTCCCAATTAATAATAACCTCATAGGTAAATCAAATAATTTATTTTTTTTTATTGTGTATGAATCAGTATTATCTTTCATTTTATAAATTTTCATATTATATATTATAATATATTAGAAAAATATTTTAATTAAATTATTTTCTAATTATAATTAATATAAATGGAGAATATAAATAGTTTTAATGACTCGTTAAGTAATGCTAATCTATTAAGAAATGCTAATTTTTCAACATTACAAGAATCCACAGATAGATTTATAGATAATGAAAAAGATATTAGGGGTAAAATAGAAGGGGCGACTCTTCCGTTTGAAGTTCCAGTTTTAGAACATACATTAGGAAATTTAGGAAAAAAAGCTTTAGTTAAAGCAGGACTTAGAAGTGAAGAGGATGAAGACGGTATAGTAAAATCTTTAGGAAAAAAAGGATTAAAAGCAATTTTAAAGAAAATTCAAGGCGATGATGTCCCTGATGCTACCCCACCAGCAGCACCAGCAGCACCAGCAGCACAACCAGCAGCACCAGCACAACAACCAGCAGCACCAGCAGGAGATAGCGATGAAGTTAAAAATTTAAAAAGATTACAACAAGAGGCAGAAGATCAAAGAGATCAAACCGCCTCAGATTTAGAAGATGCTAAAAGTGCTGTTACTGATGCTACCGCAGATGTAGCAGTTAAAGAACAAGCAGTACAAGATGCCGAAACAATAGTTGAAGGAAATGCTAGACGAGCAGTATCACAAGCAGGAGGAAGAATAAATCAAAGTCAACAAATATCAGATGCTAACGATAGGTCATCATTAAATGATGCCAGAACAGATTTAGATAATGCTAAATCAGGTTTAGATGATGCGAAACAAAATGTATCAGATACCCAAGATTTACTAGATACACATAGTAATTTGGCAGATCAAGCAAAAAGCGATGTAGAAAATGCCACTAAAACAACTGTAGAAGGTGAAGCAGAAGGACAAGCAGAAAAAACAGGAGCTAAAAGTTTAGCGGAGAAATTAGCTGAAAAAGCCGCCGCGGCTGAAGTTGAAGGCGGGGGTCCAGAAGATATCGGGGGTGATATTGTCGCCGCTGGTCTTGCCATCGGTTCTTTATTTGCCTCTATTTTTGGAAAGAAAATTAAAAAACCAGATCCTACCGCACAACTCCCAGCTTTACAACTCAAAGTCAGTCAAGGTTTTGGTCTTGCTGGAAATTAATATTA